CCTATATACTTTGCTATAGTTTTCATATTTATATTAAACTCCTCTCTCATTATCTTAATAAATACCATCCTAGCATATACATACTCTCTCTTTCTAGTATTCTTTTTTATATCTATTCCAGTATAAAATACTATTCTATCTTCTATATAGTCTAGGTCTTTTAGTTGTCTCTCTGTCATATTATAAGTATTCAGTTGTACCATCTGGATATATCCACAGTCCCTCTGTCCAGTATATAGCTCCTCCCTCTAATCCCTCTGGCATCATTTCATTTAGTGCTTTATAAACACTTTTACGAATCTCTCTTTGTTCTTTCTCTATTTCTGATAATTCTTTTTTTGTCATAGTGTTCCCGTTATAGTAAAATCATTAACATCAAAATCTTCTCTTTTGTAATCTTCATATATTTCTATAGCTCTTTGTACTTGCTCCTCTCCCACTTCATAAAACTCCTTAGATACATCCCATACTGCTATATCTAAATTTTTCTTATCTATACATAGGAATTTAAAGTCCTTATAGCTACAGTTAAATAACTCACAGTAGATATACACTTGTAGAAAGTATCTAAACTTATAAGCTGATCTATCAAAGTTTCTTACATCAATAGTGGTTTTTAAATCTACTATACCTCCTTTGTTTTTTAGTATATCTGCCTTTGCTCTAAAAGGATAGCCAAATAATTCTCCTACTGCTGGTATTTCAGTTCTGCTATCTCTCATTAGCTCCATAGCTCTAGAATTTTTACTTATAGCATCTACTAGCCTCTCTGCATCATTTCTTTCCTTAGCAGTGAATACATCTGGATACTCTGCTACTGCATCTTTATAAGCCTTAGAGTTTTTACTTTGTACATCTACAAATACTATCTCTTCTAGTTTCTCTGGCTCTAACATCATAGTATGGAATAGATGACCATCTCTAAGAGCTTGAGAGCTTGACTCATTGCCATACTTCATAGCATAGTGATAGCTTTTAGGACTATCTAATAATAGTTTTAAATTACTAGATGAGAAAGCTGCCTTACCTAGATACCCATAGTAAAACTCATCACTGTAGGCATTATCTATTAACTCACTTTGTTTATGGATAGAATTATCCAGTAGTTTTATCTCCATTGTCTTTTTTTTCTAATTGTTCTAGTCTAACCTTAATAGCTTGTATCTTTAGATACATCTCAGTAAACAGTCTCTCTAGCCTAGCTATTCTCTGTACTTGGCTTACTTTATTTTTTTTCATTAGTATGGTGGATTATAATCTTTCTTAGTCCCTCTGAGATACTCTAGCTCTCTTTGGATATAGTCTATAGCTTTCTCTAGATCTTGCTCCTCTGCTCCTTTGTGAGAAGCTCTAACCAAATACTTAATAGCATTCCCTTTATTGAAGTTTAGCTTGTAATCCTGGATAAAGTCTATAACATCATATCCCTTACCATTCTCATAGTGTTTATAGGTAGCTCTCATATTATTGCATTATCTAGCATTTCTATTAAGTGTCTTATCTCACTCTTCTCAAACTTGCCACTTATCTCAGCATTGTAAGTCTTAAACGTTAAGTGATACATATCTTTCTCTGCATCCCCTTTAGTCTCTTTCTTTCCTAAATAATCAATCTTTAAATTAAATTTCATTTTTCTAATCGTTTAAGCTCTACCACTATAAAAAATAGTCCTAAAGCAATTAATAATCCTACTACTATCATTAGTAATTAACTTCTATAAATTCACTATGTTCTTTACAGTCATCACAAATGTCAGTTTCTCTCCATCTAGGAGCTCCACAACATTCTGATACTTCTCTCCAGTTGTCTGGGAATAGTTTTTCTTTATCTCTAATAAAGTCTCTTATTGCTTTAGGTAGTCTAAATCTCATATCTCATTCTTACAAAATTCCACCAGCTTAGGTGCTCTAAGTTCCACCAGCTTATATTCTGATACTCATCCTCAGTAAAGACATATACTCTCCCGTTACTATTTGTAATACAGTGTAATCCAGTTTTTAATACTTTGTGTTTCATTGTTCTAGGTGTTGTTTTATTATTTCACTCTCTATATGCTCTAATTGGTCTGAGCTAAAAATATCATAAATATCTACCCCTCCCACATAAATAGCATAAAGGTCTACTGTCGGAGGACTTCCTACATAATCATAGGACTGATCCTCCCCATCGGTAAAGTCATACTCTACCCATAGTAAAATGTCATAAAGTTTTACTTCTGTTTGCATTTGTTTTTAAGTTAAAATTATCATCTCTTAATTTTTTGATCTGCTTTTCTAAAACCATCTCTCTAATTTGTAGAGCATTAGTATAAGAGTACATCTCATAAAGACATTGAGCTAGAGTATCTAAAGTTTTATTCTCTGGCTTAGCCTCTTTCCATTTAATAAACTGCTCAGCTATTACAGTAAAATTAGCTTCATACAGTTGCTTATCTAGGACATTCATTTTGTTATCATTAATTAAATTCTAGGCAATACTACAAAATTGTTTATAACTTTCCAAATTAATTAACAATTATTTTTTTTTATTCCTAAAATACTCATCCCAGACTCTAGGCTCTTCCTTCTCGTATCTATTAATTATAGAGGCATCTGACTCTTTAAGTAAATAAACCTCTTTAGATACTTTAGTATTATCCCACATAGTAGTCTTAGGACAGTCCTTATCATCTATTTTAGGCATCTCTAGATTATTAAGCCAGTACATATAATTACCCTTAGGATCATTAACGAAGTATATTTTTACAGTATCCTCTCCTAAGCTCATAAGATTATCATACTTAGCTTTCTCTAGGAGCTTACTCTCATAATACTTATTTCTAAATTTCATTTCGACAATACACTTAAATCCTTTAGGAGTATATCCTCTAGCATCATAAAAAGTATTCTCATCTCCACACCATTCTAAATCCCATCCATCTAGATTAAGTAGATTTACAGTAGCTTTCTCATATTTTTCTACTATATTCATTCTGTGGGTTTTTCTATGCTTAAGAAGTGATCGTTAAGCTCTTTAATCCATTGCTGGTATTTTTTCTTATTACAAGTGCAAGGCTTCCAGTATTTTCTATTAAATACATCTGCATAGTACTCAGCTATCATTTTAACCTCTTTAGGAGAGATGCTAGTAGAAGTAGACTCTCTAAACTTCTGCCAATTATTATACTGCTCTAAATTCATTTTCTATCAAAAAAATTATCTAATTTATCTCTCCTCTCTTCACATCCACAGTCCTCTCCCCATATTTTTTTAACTACCCACTGGATACCAGTAGCTTTAAATATCTTCTCTAGTATTGTCCCTACCCTCATTAATTTGTTTTTTAATATGTTTAATAGTGTTATAAAGAGAGTAATAACTTATACCAGTCTCTTTACTTAATTGTGTTATCTTTTTGCCATTCTCAAACACCTCCTCATATATAGTCTTATAGTAAACCTTTTTTAATACATCTATATCATAATTAATATCATCTACCTTATAATCTATATAATTTGACTCTAGCCATTTATGGATAGCCTCTATCTTATCATCATAATTATCCTCTACATACTCCTCATATTCTGACTCTGGTAAGTAATCTAAATCTAAAAGCTCTACATTTTTCTCTTTCCTTTTTAGATCAAATACCATATTCCTTAGAATCACATAGCACCCATAAAAATTAGGACTATCCTCATCATAAGAATAATCCTTATCTACCATCTTTATATAAAACTCCTGGACTATATCCTTAGCAGTATCTATATTGCACCCTAAATTCATAACATAACCGATCCAGAGCCTCTGATATTTATAGAGTTTACTCAACATCTCTAATATAGGATAAGGTAATTAATATAAAGCCTAACATAAGCTGATAAATAACTTGCTTTCCCTCTTCCTTATACTCTTCATCATAAAGGAATAAAACACCTAGACCAGTAACTAAATTAAATTGAATAACTGGACTATACTTATCCGTATAAGCTATTAGTAAAATAACTAGTAAAATGAGGCTGGTTAGTATATATAAAATCATAACTTAATTTTTTCTTAAAGCTACAATTTTTTTTTAACATTTATTTATAAACCACAGTATCCACTATCACAGTCTGTAAAGTCATCTTCAAATAAAACCATTTGCTTTAAACTCTTTCTAATGTCTTCATATGTAATATT